CCCAGTCGAAAATCCGCTCACAAGCTCTTATGAGTGGACGACCGTCAAACGACGTCGGAGTAAGAAGAGCGCGGCTAAGAAAGCGACCGAACTTTCCGTCTGTGGCACTTTCAAATATGAAGGTGCAAATATCCCCTTTGATTGTTCAGAAGACGCCTGGTACCATGATGCACACAATAACATCCGAGTGCTCCCCACATCACTTTCAGAACCAGGAACATCCGAAAATCTGGCGTTTCAACGAGAAGATGATATTCTTGACTTTGTTGAGGATATCTCTGTTGAGCAGTGTATTGCACTCAACAAGAAAGAAGCGCGAGGTCGTAAGCTCAAGTGGATGAGCGACGCGATGCAGAAAGAGTTCTGGCGATGTGAGAAAAGAGTACAGAAGACTGCTACGCCGCGAAGTGGTAAGCGCCGCAATAAGTTGCGGGACGCAGTCACTCAACACGGAGGAGAAGCTCAATTGTTCGACACTGAGGTTCGAATGATTCATTCGTTCGACACGTCGATGTTCACGAACTTTTTCGCCGAGGCAGATCGATTGGCTGGTCCTTTGGATTGGAAGCAGATTTTGAAGGAAGGCTCCTTCTTTGTAGCGCATATGGCAGCAGGCGGCTGGTCAGTGTCCAACTTTTTAGTAGCATTCACGCATTTTCTATCCAACATCCCATTGCGTGATACTGCCGATCAGGTTATGGAATTCTTGTCACGATGGCATGCTCAATCAATCGACCCTTTACAGGTCATCGGTATGGCAATCACTGGTTTGATCAGCGCCATTTCTCTTTTCCTCTTCAAATCACTACCGGCTACGCGTGACGTTGATCAGTTTATCATGAGATTCTCCAGAATCGGAGCAAGCGTGACAGGCGCCAAAATTGTAATGGATTTGGCGTCATCTGGATCCAAAGTCATTATGGATTTTCTCAAGAAGACTTTCCTCGGTTACAACGGTGATGATCTCAATGAGTTTGCAGGTATTGACGCTTTTTGCGATGAAGTGCGTGAATTGAATACAGTTGGCATTTACGAACAGATTAAGGAGAATAATGCAATTAAATTGCGTGTCAATGATCTCCTATCACGAGCAGATTCGATTAATACGCAACTCGACGCGTTGCGTTTGCCAATGGTGGCGACGGCTCGGTTCAAAGCTTCGTTCATGTTTTTGCAGCGTCTTCGTGAGATGTCTATTGAGGTAGGTTCAGGTCAACTGCGAATGAGAACCCCGCCGCTGGTCATCCATCTTGTCGGAGATTCGGGAGTTGGAAAGTCATCCTACATGGACTATCTGTGTTCACACCTTTTGGTAAAGATGGGTTATACGGACCCTGAGACACTTGTGTCGAAGGTATATTACCGCAACCCGATCTCAGAATTTTGGGACGGTTTCCGACCAGGGACCGAGATCGTTATTTTTGACGATATCGGTTCTTTGAAGGATACCCAAAATCGGCCGAATCCGGAGTTCTACGACCAAATTAGAGCGACAAATTCGGTACCATTTCGACCGACGATGGCAGCATTGTCGGACAAGGCGAACGCAGTTTTCGAACCCCGTGTTATCATTTGGACCTCCAACGTTGAAGATTTTCATATTGAATCTATGACAAATCCACAAGCTGTTCGCAACCGTGTTCATTTACGTTACAAGCAGATCGTGAAGCCAGAGTTCGTTCAGGAGAAAATACTCGGAACTGTTACAGTCAAGGGCCTGAACATGGTGAAGGTTATGGAGGCAGCTGCAGTTGACCCAGAGGCGTTGCGTAACACATGTGTGTTCCAAGAGCTGGCTACAGAAGGTCGATCTCCATTTACTCGAATTGGTGAGCCCTTAGCCTTTGAAGCCATGGCGGACTCTTGCGTTAACGCAATGGAAAGGAAGCAGGCTCAGGGCGATGCAGCGCGTATTGACAGAAGTGCTTATTTCACGCGCATTGCTGGTATGGTGCAACCCCCCGTGGTCACGCCGGAGATTCAGGCTGTTGCTGCTACCGGTGAAGTCGCGTATCGAGTCACCCAGAATGCACAAGCTGGAGCGGACATTCGTGATCGAGTTCGTGAGATGTGGAATAAACGTGTTCCACGAGTGGCACCACGTGTTGACGATCCCATCATTGAGGAAGCTGTTGCGTCGCTCGATGCGTTACCGTGTGATGGCGCGACCGCAGAGAGCCAGCTGGTTGGTGTTGATGTGACCGATAACCAGCTGTTTTCTGAATTCGTTTCAAACCACCCGGTGCAGTATTACGATCAGCGCTCGTGGTATGGGACGTTGATGAAAGTGCATCGTCACGTCAACCCGATGGCTACATTAATGACTTGGTCTGACCCGCGCCACCACGGTGCTTTGGGAGAGATTCAGGCAATGGCTGCCAGAGCAACGGCGGCTCCTACTACAGCACAACGAGGACTGTCATCTCGATTGATGGCGGCTCACTGCGTTGAGGTGCAGCCAGGGCACGAATTGGAGTTTATGCGCAATTACCACCTTGCGTATGAAGGTTTGGCCCTGGGTACTGCGAACGAGGGGTTGTCGCGACTGGAGTTTGATGGACGAGTAAGAGTGTGTACTTGCGACCACGTTAACAATGAATCGGTAAATGCATTTAGAATGCACATGGGTTCGTTGCGAAGGCGTATCATCAGTGGTACTATGCTCGAGGCCCGTCGGATATTGTCAGAATCGGATGAGACATACGGACCGTGGCGGAAGTTTTTCTCCCGCTTGCTCCTTGGTGCTGTTGCTGGTTTTGTTGCAACTACCATTTTGACTCAGCTTTTGCGGCTCTTCGCTGGTGTCAAGGAACGAGTTTGTGGACCTGTGCGCTTTACTGACCCACACGATATTGCTATTTTGTGTGAGATTCAAAAATACTTGACCGCTGTTGAGTATACGGGTCTGGACATTTTCATCAAGAAGGACTTTGATCTCGCATTCCAGCGTGGGTGGTTTGACAAAATTCCACGACGTGTGTTCATTGGTGGTTACGTTTATGATGTTACTCACAACAAGTGGACCGAGTCAAATATCGAGGCCTACACAGTTGGCGCCGTCAGCGCGCGTCCAGCTTCTGTAGTAGAGGCATCTCTGATTCGTCTCGAAGCGGCTTATACTAACGACCCGCAGGCACGCACATCAACTGTGTGCGAAACCACGTATGATAATAACCCTGCTGCGAAACCTGTTTCGACTTGTGAAACCAAAGAGCAGCATGGTGGTCCCGCTTACTCTGTGACTGATCAGAATGCTTTTGAAATTCGTACAAAGGTGCTGCGTGCAATGTACCAGATCTCTTCTTGGGAAGATGACGCAACAACTGAGCTGCGTTTGGGTACAGTGACGATGCTGCAGGGACGCATTGGAATCACCAATGCCCATATTGTGCATTTGCTTCGTGACAATGTTGCGTTGTATTCTCCAGTCACGCGATCTCGTTTGGTGTTCAAGAGGAGCGATATGGTCATCGTCGAGGCAGAGCAAGACATGTCAGGTGTGACACGCGATGTGTGTGTCATTGAGTTCCCGAAGTTTGTTCCGTGCCACGGTGACATCACAAAATTTTTCATGACAACAGAGGACTTTAGTCGTTTCGAGGAACTCAGCAAGATCTGTCTCGTTGGCTTCAGCGGCTCAGAGAAAGAGCCTGTTGTTATGATGCGAGAATCAACCATCTGCCGCGCCTATGAACGTACACTTTTTGATCTCTCTTATGCAGGCCAGACGCGGAAAATTCGTGAGTACTATATGTACGCATTGGAAACAGCACCTGGGGACTGCGGTGGATTGGTCGTGGCATTCGACGTTCGTTTTAATCGGAAGATCATTGGAGTGCATATGGCCGGAATGTCCGGGCTGGGTTTGTACACAGGGGCAGCCTGTGCTATACATCAACAGCTCCTGGAAAAATTGCTCAGTAAGATGCGCACCGTCTGTCGCTTCTCACACTCGTTCCTCAACAACGCGATCGATGTGGATTCGCCGGCCGATGTTGTTATTGAAGGGGGTGTTGTCACATTCCCAGCTCCTATCCCCGGGGCAACAGTTCATGTGGGGTATGCGACATCTAAGGTTTATCGAGCAAAGACCTCAGCAATTCGAGAATCTCCCGTGTCTCATTTGGGACCACCAGCGACAAAGAAACCAGCACATCTGACAAGTTTCCATGATGGCACTGAGTGGAAGGACCCCATGGCGATTGCCCTCGCTAAAGCGTGCCAGCCCCAGGTTATGATGGACCCATCGGCTTTGAAGGCGGCCACTCACCATGTGCGCCAGATGATAGCTCCCGGTCGTGACTCTGATAGGCGAGTGTTATCGTTTGAGGAATCAGTTGCTGGTGTTCCGGGTGATGATTATTATGAACCCGTCAACCGATCGTCGTCTCCAGGCTACGGCTGGCTGAAAACTGGCAAAGGGAAAACTCAGTGGTTGGGCACTGACGAGTATGTGCTCGACAATCTTGAGCTTCATGAGGCCCGAGACAAGATGCTGGCAAAATTACGCCGCGGGGAGAGAGCGGGCGCATACTTTACTGATACGCTCAAGGATGAGCTGCGTCCAATTGAGAAAGTGGATGCAGGTAAGACGCGGTTGTTTTCCGCAGGTGAGATGGTTCTCACTTTACTCTTGCGTCAATACTTCATGGGTTTTACAGCTCATATGGCACGCCATGCAGTGTCATATGAATCGTGTGTTGGCATTAACCCCTTTTCCATGGACTGGCACGTTCTCGCTCTTCAGTTACGATCTAAGGGCGATCGAGTCGTGGCTGGTGATTTTACCAACTACGATGGCACGTTGCCTGCTGATGGAGTCTGGAGCGTTCTCGAGGTTATTGAATTCTTTTACAGCCTTGCTCCTGGAGCCAACTACGCGGAAGAGAAGAAAATTCGAGAAATGTTGTGGCTCGAGATCGTCAATTCGGTGCACATCAACGGTAGCACCGTTTACATGTGGACGCACGGCCAACCATCTGGGTGTCCTTTCACATCTGTTCTCAACTCCGTGTTGCATTCGATTCTGATACGCGCTGTTTTCCTCCTTTGCGCACGCCGTTATGCACCAAAGTTCGCACTCATGAGCGAGTTCGATAGGTGTGTGAGCCACGCGAACTACGGCGATGATGACGTCACGAACGTTTCTGACGAGATCACCGAGTGGTTTAATCAGATCACCATGGCTGAAGCGTATTCTACCTTTGGGATGACGTACACCGATGAAGCGAAAACCGGTGTTCTCGTGGCAACTAAGACTCTTAGCCAAGTGTGTTTCCTGAAGAGAACATTTGAGTTCGATACCCAGCAACATCGATTCCGTGGACCGCTCGATATCGATACCATCGTCGAGATGATCAAGTGGAATAAGACGCGTTCATCAGACCAGTACACGTTGACGGCGTACACCTTACGAGCAGCCATTTATGAGTTGGCTCAACACAACGAGAAGGTGTGGGATGAACATTATCCCCTTCTGGAGGAGGCAGCGCGCATCATTTCAAGCCGAGTGCGTGTAACTCTTGAGGATTACGATACTGTGCGTCGTTCTGATTGCTACAAATATATTTTAGGTATAAACTCCGTGATCGGGGCTTCACAGAAATTGCCATTACCTGTGTTGCAGCAAATCCTGCTGGAGTCCGGCGTGCTCCCCATCCACCTCGGAAATATGGGTGTGGCGCAGGCTGGAGAGGGAGGAGTATTTACTCCTAGTGACGAGTGTGTGCCCTCTCAAAACATTAAGCTACTCGTCTGGCATGCAGGAAGGGAAAGATTGAGTGTTCACCCGACCGAAGATACCACACTTGCTACAAGTCAAAAAGAAAGTTTGGAAAATGCTGTTAAGCGTTTGCAACGCCTGTTTCGACAGGTTAGCGTTAAGCTGGATGAAGGTTGGGTGCCAACGGACATTATGCTCAATAACACCGTGCGTAGTATCGAAAGGGCTTCCAACGCGATGGCGTCTCTGCTGTCTTCCCCAGGTGTTAACCACGGTGGAAACGCGCAGGCTGATGCCGAGGAGCAACCCAATTTTGCTGGAGGAGCAAAAATGGTCCACCGTGAAGAGGTCATGGTGATGCACGAAGATGGCGAGATGGCAACACCAGTTCGAACTCTCGAGTCCACAGTGCCCAAGCCCATTTCTTGTGGAGCGGAGGATCGTCTCGCCAACGACATCATTGGTTTTCTCAAAAGACCCGTGCGCATGGCTGATTTTGACTGGAAGACAGCGGACAATGTCATGCATAATCTCACCATCCACAGGCTCCCTTACGATTGGCTATCAGTGCCAATGATTGCCCAAAAATTGAGCGGCTTCCGCTTTCTACGTTGCAACCTGGTGCTCGAGTTCCAGGTGAATGCGCAGCCGTTCAATGCTGGGGCGCTGATTGCATCATTTGAGCCATTGACCCAGCAAACCCAGTTTGCGCCTTCGAATTTGCAGCATCTCGCGGGTATTTATGGATATCCCCACGCGATTTATCGATGTGGTGAGTCGACTGCTATGCAGTTGAAGATTCCGTTTATACCTGTCATCTCCCATTTTGACCTGGTGAAACAGGTTGGTACGATGGGCGATGTGAGGCTGCAGGTTCTTAGCAAGCTTACGGGCTCGCAGGATTGCGATGGAACTGTGTGGTGCTGGGCCGAAGACATCGATCTCACGATTCCGACAGGTGCAGCACAGTCCGGTCTCGAGGTCGAACGTCGTGCTGAGGGCAACGTGGAAACACAAGTTGTGCCATCCTCCGACGCGTTGTCTGAGGCTGTTGACCTCGGTTCCAAGCTTCTTGTGAAAGCTGCGACAGCGGCAGTCACTGAGGGATGGTCGAAGCCTACGCAGCCTGAGTATTCGCACAATATGCAACCGAATCACGTGCGATTCATGACGAACCACAATGGTATGTCTGATGCGCGAACTATGGCTCTTGACGCAAAAAATACCACCAATTTGCCTCAGGCCGTCTTCAGCTCTTACACCGATGAGATGGCCTTTAAGACTCTCGCTCGACGTTTTACATACTTGGATTCGTTTAGGTTGTCTGTATCAAGGAAACAGGGACAGCTGTTTTGGTCCATCCCTGTCGACGCTACAGTGTGTGGGAAGACCGCGAGACAGGTCGAAAATGTGCATTACGTCGTTCGCCAGGAGACGTATCTGTCGTATTTGACGACATTTGCAATGTATTGGCGAGGCGGACTCGAGTACGAATTTCTGGTTGTGAAGACTCCGTTCCACTCTGCACGTGTGAGAGTGACGTTTGTTCCTGGTGCTGTGAATACAGGTGATGCATCGTTCCAGAAAATCGATCTGAACAAGTGTTATTCGCAGATTTTCGATCTGAGAGATACGTCCACGATCAACATCTCTATTCCTTACACGTATAACCAACCGTGGAAAGTGACGGAATTTCGGGGATACTCTCGTCCAGAAGCAATAGTCGATGCG